ATAGGCTCTATCTCCGAGGCATAGAGTTTTTTCGCCTTTTCCGGATCCATATCGATGCAATCTTTTGCGATGGCCAAGATCTCATCCAGCTTATTTTCTGCAGTCATGGCTGAGTAAACGGTATAGGGGGAAACCTCCTTTACCGTCACTTCGCCCCGACCATCAATTGGTATGATTTTTGTCTTGCGTGCCATTTTATCTCCTTATTTAACCTTGCCCCATTCCTGCATCTTCTTTAGCTGACTAGAACGGATGGTTATGGTCTCGCCTTTTTTATATTCAACGCCATGATGGGTGTGTTTATCAAGCAGCACCACCTTAACAACCTGCTCCTTGCTTCCAACCTGCGTAGCTTTTTTTTCTGCCATTTAGAACCTCTTTTTTTTTCGCCATTTAAAATGTGATAAAAGTCTCCGTTATCAGCTGCCTGGAAACTCGATTGAATACGGGTGATCTTTGCCTGACGGTGTTAATGGCGTTGCCATTATCTCTATTTTCTGCCAATCACTGGAAAGAAAATCAATGGGAGAACTCGGCATGGCATCACTCTCAAAAACATCCACCAGCACCGGCCTGCCGTCGGCAAAATTCTCACCATCGAGAAACCAGCGCACCTTCGCTATCGGTTGGGTTGCGCCTTTAATCAGGTATCCGTTTCTTGCACCATACGCATAGTCGATCTTCAGTATTTCACCCTTGGTAATGCTGCTGCCGGGCAATATGGTAATCCAGCCGAGTCGACTGCCATTCACACCGATTTCATAGTCTGTATTCAGCACAGCAACACTAAGGTCGGCTTTGGTAACAACAACCGTGGAGATATCCCGAAAATCCAAGTCAATTTTATTACCGGCCTCTGGTGCCGGATGCTCTTCATCAGTCACAGTGCCGGACACATCGGCAATCGTTTGGCCGGTGCCCATAAACCCGATCAAAAAGACTTCACGCACAGGATCATTAACAACGATTTTCAGCTCACTGGGCTTCGGTATAACGGCAGTTTTCAGTGCCTGGCCGAACGTACCTTTTTTATTTGACGGCAGTATCTTTTTGTCGGCATTAGGCTTGAGTTCAAAGGCGGTAGCATTACCGGCCTCTTTCAGACCAGTGGAGACACCATCAACAAAAAAATCAGCGTAGAGAGTTCCCGAATAGAGTCCTCCATTAAAATCATTCATCATGCATCTCCTTAAATAGTGGTCAGAGTTACAAAGCGAACTTCGTAGATAACCCTGGTATCAAATTTTGTTACAAACCTGGAACCGGCGGCAGACAGTGGTTTAACCCCCCTGCATGGCCGAAAGCCAACACCGGCACCCCGCACAGCCTCAAGCAGATCCAACGCATCACCCGGCCCGTCACTCAACTCCATCACCAGGATTACAGACCAATACCGGTAGAGCTTTTGTCCCGGGTAATGGCTCAATCCGTCACGTACCTTCTCGGGGAAATCGCCAGAATAGACAACAACGGCTGCCGGTAACAGTTCTGCCATTTTAAGGGCATCGTCCAGCTCTTCGAGGCCGACAACTGTCTCCAATGCAGGTACCTCATCTCTTACTCTGCTGATCAAGGCCTGCAGTTGCTCTTTGAGTGAAGTGTCAGCAGCCATTAAAAGCCCTCCAGTAATCCACCTGTGCCGCCCATAACCTTTTTACTCGAATGGGCCAGTGCCTGTTGTGGCGGATCAGCGGGTTTAGCCTCACTACCGCCAAGAGTTATTTTGCCCTCACCCATTTTCACCAACACAGCCACATCGGCCTTATATTGATTCTGCCAGATCTCCGGCACCTGGTTGCGGCGACGATAGAGAAAATAGATGGCAAATTGCGCAGACATATTTTTAATCAAACCGGGAACAGGGGAGAGTGGAACCTCCCGCTGCAATCCCACATAACCATCGATCAGACGATCGCCCTGGTTGATTGCCTTGTCGATATTTGTCGTATCGATCGCAGTTGCCCCCGACTGATCGTTTGATATTTTAATCAGGGTCTTTTCGGGTAGAATTGCCTCTAAATCCTCTTTCGTCGAATAGGCCATGGTTTACGCCGCCGTGGCAACCGAGCGACAGGTACCATTAACAGCAGGCACCGGTACAGGTTTTGACATACCAATAATATCGTAGCCGCTCGGATTATCTTTTTTGACCGGCTTGGAATAAAACGGCATCGGCAGCAGGTTGGCATCCAGATCATCCAGGGCGCAATAGAAAAGCTTCCATGGAGCATCCAGGGCAACCGCCTGAATATGATGATCGGCAACCGCCGGAACATAGGTGCCACCATTGAGCAGATCCTTATAACCACCTGATGCCAGCATGACGGTAAATCCGGCAATGGAAATACCCTTTTCAGTTACTTCGGCTTTGATTTTGGATTCTCCATCCAGGCCAAGCACCTTGTTCGCCAGGTTGACATAGGCCTTTTTCCCGGCAAGATAGGCAACCTGTGCCCCATAACCACTCTTGTTCTGGATAACCGTCTGCATTGCAATAAGATCCATCAAAATATCAGCCACGGTAGTACCTGCAGCATCCCATTTTTTTGCGATGGTATAGGAAAGGATAGAACCAAAATCCACATCATACGAGGTCAGACCGCTATCGGTTTTCATGGCATAGGATATCTTGCCGGTCAGGGACTGGCAGGCTAATGCCTCGGTGGTTGACCGTATTACTCTGCGCTGGCTGTCAACCTTGCTGCGTACCCAATACTGAATGCCTTTATCCCCCAGGAGCTTGAGGTTGTTCAACTCGGCAGCGCCCAGAAAGCTCGACACGTCAACAGGCTGTGGTTCCAGGTAGGTCAACCCCTTGCTGCTTCCTGCGAGCGGGTAAGCTGCTGTACCCCGACGCACAACGGGAACATTGCCGTTAATTTCAACCAGCTCCTCAACCCCGAGTACCGGCAGTGGATGGGTGATCCGATTGCCATAAATCAGATCCATGATAAATGTGTTTATCTTTGGCAGTTGCAAAAGATGTGCGCCAATTGCCGCCGGGGAAAAATACTGTCGTATGTTTACATTCATATTCGTTTCCTCATTTTTTTTACTTTGTTACGTAATGGGATGTAGTTCTGTTTCTGCGATTTTAAATCGGAAAAACTCCCAGGGCATCGAGTGCCGCAAGATCAACGGCCAGCGGAGCAGAACCATCGACCAGGGTAAGATTCTCAGCAACTACAGATCCGTGTACCACAACAGCCCCAACCTCTTCGGCGGCGATATCGATAGCTTCAGTCAACACACCTGCCGGCGTATCTCCTGTTGCCGCTCCCACCATCTTTCCGCTGCCGTCAGCTTTAACAACAAGACCTCTGACGAGTGTGCCCGTACCGGTTGCAAATTTTTTACCCCTGATAATGGCAGGGTGAGTACGATCTATCACCTGTGTATCCTCAAACTGCTGGCTTCCCAGCACTGCATTATGTCCCATGATATTCTCCGCTTTTTTTCATCGTTTATGTTGGACTACTTAAAAATGTGCCAGTTACACCTGGTGCGAAAGATCGACCAGCTCACCACTGCCTGCCTGCCTGCTGAAATCCTTTTTGTCTCCTGGCAGATCACCCACGAAATCAGGTACAGGCAACTGGCTGGCAAAATCCATAAACCACTGTGCAGAAGATCCCTTCTGGTCATCACCATCACCCCAGGAGAAATCCGCCTGGTTCGCATCCACTGGCAGTGTCATCATGAAATTCACCACCTCATCCTTTTTATCCTTTGCCAGCTTACCTGTGGCTATCAGCTTGCTTTCAACAAAGGTTGAAAATGCGCTTTTGCGGTTTTTAAGAGCATCCTTTTTTGATGCGTCCTGTTCACTTTTTCTGGCAGCTCGTTCATCGGCCAGATCCTTTTCCAGTTTTTTAATTTTTGCGTCTTTTTCCATAGCTCTTGCTTTCTCCTCCTCCGTTTTCGAGGGTTTGCTTTCTTGACCTCCTCCGCCTTTTTTGTCTGCGGGAAGAGCAAATTCATAATCTGCACAATAGTGAACGGCACCATCGAACTGTGCAGGCGTCTTGAGTCCTTCAACCTGAGGTAGTACTGCACCCAAAAAGCCCAGGTGAAGAAGTTTTGTCCCGGCCTCCGTGCCCACGATCCGCACCGACCGGTTCTTGAATTTTTTCTCGGTAAGTGCCTCTGCAAAATCCTTATGCAGCTCACCAACCCTGCCAAGCAATACATCGCCCTGGCGTTTTACATCCGACAGCCAGCCCCAGGCGGGGGAATTATTGGCAGGATGGCCGACAACGATCGGCGCTTTATCCTCTTTTGAAAAGTTTGCAACAATTTGATCCAGGTCAGATTCTGTAAAGTTGCCCTTGTCTCCGTAATTGCCGCATTTGAAAATCTCTATCCATTGCCCTGGCTTCATTTTTTTAATCCCCTTGTATAAGTTGTTGGATATTGTCGGTGAGCAGATCCTCAATATCATCCCAGTCTTCATTTTGTATCAACATGAACTCCCGTTTTGGCAGTTTCATATGAATTGATCGCTTATGGCTCTTTACCCGTATTTCCTGCATTGGAATCTCTTTGCCAAAGGCCTGGGTTATTCTCCGTGTATGTTCGCTGACCGCCTGACTGATCTGTTTGTCCACGCCAAAATTATGTGCCGCTGCATACTTAACATTGGTGCCTACCCTGATTGTGCTCTCACCTGACTGCCCGCCGATAATCGAATTCAGCAGCCTGGAGGTATCAACCAGTGTCTGGCCTGATTTTTTACCATATGCGGCATCACCATCAGCTCTTTTTGATGCGGGCCACCGTACAGGCCTGCCACCTTTTTTAAAGTTTCTCCGTACCGAGTTGGTCAACATCTCCGAGATCAGAGGAGCCACCGGGCCAAAATCCTCGACACCCTGTAAAAGCCGCTGCAACGTGCGGTCAAATTCACTCTTGTCCAGTGTGAGTGTTATCCCGTCCCCACCTGTCATCCAGAACCCCGTCTAAAATACGTTTAGATTTTTCTGTACCGAACGATCTCATTTTCTACGCCCCTTTTGTCGTTCAATATGTGAAATCCGCTTACATGGGCAAATAAGGGCTTTTGACTTCTGTCCATTTCGATGCTATATTGTTCTACATAAGGCACATGCGACACGGTGATATTCTCCCGGCCGTAACACCACGTTTGTGGGAGTGCTATGCAGGGTTGCCGCTATGCGGATTGGGAGGCCCTGCCGTGTGCCTTTCATTTTCTTCTCTCCTTGCCCAGCAGTCTCTTTACTTCTCTGTCTCTTTTTGCTTCATCGCCGGACAATCTCCTGAAGCTTGTTATGAAGAGACTGTCTCCTGACAATGTTGATTTGACCACCGTCACATAACCCTGATCCGCATCCTGCAGGATAAAGATGAGAGATTTTTCCCCATCCAAAACAACACGTCCTTTATCTATTGTTTTCTGAACCGATGCGTATTCAGATGCCGTCAGTTCAGGATGATGTAATTTCTGCTTGATTACTGTCTCCTCTGAAAGCAGTGCTGTTCTGGTTTTTGCCCTGAGAAGTTTTTGCTCTCCTTTCCTGAGATATCCTACCGGAAAATTCCCTTCCGGATTTTTATACCAGGCTTTAAACATCTGGCTGGAGAGTGTCTCGGCAAGAAACGACCTGCTGACTTTTGGAGGCCAGCTTTCAACACGCCCGGCCAGTTGATCACCAATCCCGCCCCACACCATTTTGCCGGGATGATTGTCAAAGCCAGCATCGGGGAGAAGCTGCTGCACATGCAGTTTTTCACCGGTAACCGGATCAGCGATAGAGACGGGTGTATTGGTTGGATCATCGGTTGCAACTTTCAATCCCCGCCGCTCCACCTGACGTTTTGTCAAAGAAAAAGTAGAGCATCTGCAGCGATAACCGTTTGGTGGATACCAGTTGTCCCAAAAGGGATGGTCAATGGGAAAGATCAGATTGTCAACGGCCTTATGGGTGGGCCTTGTGCGTCGATCATTCACAGCGCTGTATTGCAGATAGGGGAATGTTGCAGCAAGCTCCTTTTGCCGTTTGTAGCGTCCGCTGTTATAGGCGGTCTGGATATTGGTACGAAAGATATTCTGCACCCGCCACTCCCTCTTTCCTGTCCAGCCCCGTCGTGCAAAAATATCTTTGCAGCGTTTTTTAAATTCGCCAAAGGAGATCCCTTTTTCAATAGCGTCCTGTAACGCTTTATAAACCGTTGTCAGCTCATCGCCCTTGGCAATGCCTGATATTGCAAAAGCTCGCATCTTTGCCTCATTGCCCAGCTTTGCAAAAGCTCCGGGGCCAAGCAGGAGTTTATCCCGCCAGAAGTCTGCTGCAGCATCCATGGTCAACGGATCAAGGGTAACACTCATCTGGTTTCCTCCTGCATCCTATGTTGTCCAAACGATCCGGCAGCAAGCAGAGTGCGTCCCAGGACATCATCAAGTTGATCAACTTCAAGCTCGGGATAGAGGTTCAGCACTTTCTCCATCGCCTCTTCGTAACTCTCTGAGTCCAACACAACGCCAAGCAATTTTTCCTCATTGGGTTTTAGAGCCTGTACAGCTTCAGCAATCCCTTTTTCGGCCAAACCTTCAAGAGCCTGCTGATCTTTAGTAAATTCAGTATCAGCCACAGAAAAGTCCTGCCTGGTTCCTGGCATCTGGATCTTTACAGCAGATGCTACCATTGGCTCATCTTCCCCGTACTCATCTGAAATACCGAATTTCTCTCTGGCCCACCGAAGAGGTACCTGTTCCGGCATACTCTTAATCGCCTTTTCGGCGACAAAGGCCCAGTCACGATTCGGCTTGTTCTCTTCCACCCACTTAAATTTGGGAGCAGGCGCAGCGTCTCCGTAATTTATTTGTGTAATCCAGGCAAAGAGCCTGTTCATCACCCTGGCAACAAGCTTTGAATCTGCCTCCACAATCTCATCACGAAGCCCGCTATGTGTTTCGGCTGCTGCCCGGGAACCGCCCTTGCCATCCATCTCCGTTGAGAGCGTCTGCCCGACGAGTACCTTGCTTATCTCTGCATTGCTCAGCTTGATCAGCCGCTCGTGTACATCCGGGGTGACGCCCTGCATCCCCTTGATATCAAGCTCTGCGCCGTTGGGCAGCACACTCACCGCATCAGCAACAAGGGCGACAAGTTTATTCAACAGATCACGTCTGGCCGGTTCATCTGTCGCATCTCCCATCCTGGCAACGACCCATGGTATGCCGTGTTTTTCAGCAAGTGTTACCCACCATTTCAAGCCGTTATGTTTAAACATATATGGCCAGTAACAGCGGGAGAGCAACGCTTCACCATACGGGTTATCTGTGGATGCCATATGGGTGGACATCAGCACTTTACGCTCGGGAAAGGTGATACCAAGATTTGGTTCATCCTTTGTCAGCAGCCGCCAGGACTCACCATCATGGAGGAGCCTGCGGTTCGGAATATCTCTTAAATACTCGGGCAAAAATCCGCTTGCTGTATACTGCCAGACAACTTCAAGTGCCCGGTGTCCTCGCAAAACCGCTTCCTGGATCTGTCCCAGGCTGTTTTCAAGAGGGTACTTTTCATGCTCTTCAAGCTCGGTCAGAGCCATATCACAAAGGGTTGCTGTCTTTTGTGCAAGCGCTGTTGAATTTGCTGCTTCAACAGTCCATTCACGTCGCAAGAGGCCTGATCTGCGATCAATAACCTTTGATATCACATGGGGATCACTCATTACCTGCCCATAGACAGCAGAATCAATCCCGGCTTTGCGTAATACAACATCGGGGTTGGGCAGTTGTGAAAGGCTGAGAACAAACGAAGGATCTGATGTATTATCAGCTAGCTCCTGCAGCAGATCTTCTTTATATGTCTTGCTCATATCAATATCCCCTTACCGCCGAACTTACAGGCCTGGCTACCGATTCCGGTAGAAATGTCCAGCCAGGCCCTTCCTGACATGTTGCATACCAAGCAAGAGCAAGGGCAATGGCAGAGTCGCCATGCCGCTTGAATTCTGAGTTTTTGGTATCCTGCTGCCGTAATTTGGGCAGCTTGATAATCCCGTCAACCATCTCCAGTGCCCGCAGATCGTTAAGCACGTCGGCATCGCGCATCAGGTCTATTTGCTGATCTTCAAAAGCCTGTTGAAACGGCACCATATTGTTGCGGTACCAGGCGTCGTTCAGCATCACCTGGGCTATACGTTCCAGT